GTTTTGCTGGGAATTGTACCCTGAAGCCCACCAGGAGTTTAAATATGGCAAGTTTGTCAACAAAACACATAATGAGGTTACAGAGTTTGACATTACCCCCAGTGGTAGCGTTATAATCCCTTATTATGAGGGTGTTAACGATTATGATGCATATTTTTATACAGGGGAAACGGTGGGATTATTGGAGTTTGACCTATTCGATCCCCTTATTTTATATGTGGAGGTGTATTGATGCCAAAAAAAGAAACGATGCTAACCGTTTGTGATATATTTAAGCAATGCCAAGACCTATACGAGCGCAAAAGAGCTGAGTATCAAAATACAGATGATCGCTTTGAGAATTTTCGCCAAGGGGCAAAACTAAACCAAACAAACTCCATCAATACACTCTGGGGATACGTTACAAAACAAATTGTATCCCTTGCAGCCCTTGTCAATAAAGTTCCTCATGACAAAGACTTAATGCACGAAAAAGCACAAGATATTCTCGTATACATGGCAATACTCATGGTGCTGCTAGAAGAGGAGGATGGCGAATGAATCAATCCCTAGTGGGCAAACGGGTACGTATGTTGAATGACTTCGGAAGTTGCCACATCAAAGACAAGATTGGCACCTGTATATATGACAATGGGTACCTTCTTTCCGTTGAGTTCGACGACCCCATAGAACTGGGGCACAACTGCAACGGACGAGGCAAGGACGGTTATTGCTGCTACGTATATCACAACAGTGTGGAAGCACTATGATTCTCCTTGGTGCTGGCAAGGTCTTGCTGTTCATTTTTGCCGTTGTGTGTTTTGTCTTTGGCAGCAGTGTAGATAAAGACTTATTCCCCATAATTAAAATAGCCCTCTATGGCGTGGGTTGCCTTTTCTTAATTTTATGCTTTTCTATTTAACAGGAGGAGTTATATGAATATTAAACAATGTTCGTTTTTATGGACAAAAACAGCACATGTGGCTGATCCAGCAAAGGCGCATAACTCAGACGCTGGATATGATTTACACGTTCCACACAAGACCGCAGTCGGCGATGCGATTGATATAATAGTACTCAACCCAGGTCAACGGGTGATTCTCCCACTTGGAATCAAGGTGATACTCCCAGAAGGATGCTTTGCCATGCTTTGTCCAAGGTCGGTTCTTGCGGCCTCTCACGGGATAGGGTTTGTTAATGGGGTTGGGATTATTGACAACGGGTACTATGGCGAGCTGTCTGTAATCGTCTGCAACTACTCCAAGGAGGCATTCGCAATTATACCAGGTATGCGAATTGCTCAACTTGTCTTGGTTGCAATGGCAGAACAAGGGAAAGATGCGCACCACATATCCGACGACCTTTTTAACGAAATAGCTCAACAGTCTGACCGAGGAGAGAATGGCCTTGGGAGCACCGGTCTATGAAGAAGCCTAATGGTCGCAAGAATCTCATGAAGCAGGCCGATGACCTGTGGAGAGATTGTGTGAAATTGCGTGACCTTGGGTGCTCTATTAAGTCTGGGTTCCCACATCGGGAGCCAAATAAAGATGACTTCTCGAAATTAAATGCTCACCATATTTTCACAAGATCAAACCTTGCAACAAGGTGGAATCTCGACAACGGCGTTACACTAACATCTGGAGAACATATCTTTTGGGCTCACAAGCAAGCCGTAGAGTCCACCATGTTCTTTAAAGAGCACCTTGGGGAAGATCGCTTTAATAAACTCGTGGAGACTTCTCGTGCGATTGTTAAATGGGGAGTCCCTCAGCTTATTGAACTTGTAGAACAACTTAAAAAAGAAAAAAAAATACTCCAATCGAGCTATGATGAATATTGGAATAACCATTAATCAGGGAGGTGTCCGTGCGTTCTAACACAATTCGCCAAAAGTCCACAGTTGCCTCCCGCTGTGGCACAAGCGTCCCCATTCCTTTCAAACCATAATACCCTGCTTTTCGTATGATGTGATTCTCTTAGGCCTAGGATGGGACGCCCTAGGCCTCTTTTTTATTCTATAAAAGAACAACCAACAACTTCAACGTCTTGATAATATTCCTGCAAGTCTTCAGCCCGTTGTCTTGCAGCATCGTATGTGGTATAATACTCTCCGTTTCCTCCATGGCGCACCTCAAAGAACTCAATCTCTGGGGTGCACTTTTCATTTATGGGAACAAGAAACTTTTCCTTCAACTCTTCATACGAACCCGTAAGTTGAATTGCGTTTTTCATGCAAACAACGCACTCGGAGCAAGATGTTGCCTTCCCCTCTGATAGTAAAACTTTAATGAGTGAATTTGAAAGATTGTCAAGTATGTCTTGGCGTAAAATTGGTAAATATTTTGGCATTTTTCCTCTTTTCTATACCAAATGGTACGGATAATATGGCTACCATACTATTATATTCTCTACAACGTGTTATATCAATAGCATGTTATACAATTTAAAGGATAAATTATGGCCCGATAGTTACGAATACGAGCAGTACAAACAAGAAGAAGCATACACATGGTATCAAGGCGACCCAAGCGCCCTACAAAGACTTTATCTACTTTCAGAGCATAGGCTATACCAAGATGCTACCTTTTGGGGCACCAAGCACGACAACGGTGACACACCAAGGGTTCACGTAGACATAGCAGGAGACATAGCACAAACGTCTGCGGCTCTTTTATTTTCTGAGCCACCGGCCATTGCAGTAGACCAAGAAGACATTAGCACGCATGGCTCATACAAGGAGATTATCGACATAACAGATCTGCACTGTGTGTTGGAAGAGGCGGCAGAGATATGTGCAGCCTCCGGTGGCGTCTATATCAAGCTTAATGGCACAGAGGACTCTCTATATCTAGAGGCAGTTCCTCCACATAGTGTATTCCCAATTTATGAAGGAAAGGTATTAACCGAGGTATATTTTTATACTCGGATCGGAACCGATATAAATAACCAAAGTGAACAACCTACTGCATATTCTGTGTTCTTACGAGAACATCGCTATATAAGCGAAGAGGGACTCGTTATAGAGTCTGACTTTGTTCGTGCAAGCGGGAATGCTATTGTTGGATACGACTCTATATCTGATCATCCTGGTTATTCGTACATTATTCCACACGTGGTTGTGCAAAGATATGAACACCTGGGTGTGGTCTATGTGCCAAACCTCAAGCCAAATGCTGTAAATCCGGCATCTCCACAGGGTCGACCAGATTATATCAAGTGTTATACCATGTTTGACTTTCTTGATGAAACCGCAACAAACTGGAGGAGAGATATTCGACTTGGAAAGTCCACAAACTTCATTTCTTCTAGTCTATTAGAAATAACAAAATCAACAGATAGCCCACAAGAAACGTTACACAAATATCGCCACAATACAGAGAACTTTGTTGCCATTAACATGGAACAAGATATGATGTTTCTAAGCGGAGGGAAGGGTTGGCAACCCATGACACACATACAGGCTGACATTCGATCCAAAGAGTTTATTGATACATATCTTGAAGTTGCGAAAGATCTTGTACGTAAAGCAGGATATTCTCCTCAAACCTTTGGATTTGAAACAAGCAACTATGTGCAAACCGGAGTTTCGGTAACAAAAATGGAGCGCAGGACGTTCCAAACCAAACAGAAGAAACAGCGTTACTGGGCATCTGGTATTAAAAACCTTTTGGAAGCAATTCGACTTTATGGACAGGCTATCGGTATATCCATCCCAGATAGTCCCATAACGGTTGACTTCGCAGACGGGGCTTCTTCTTCTGATATTCAGCTCACCTCTGATGCTGTTCGTAACTTTAGACAGGTACGAGCAATGTCAACTTACGCTGCCATCAAGTTACAACATCCATCATGGACAGATGCTGAAATTCAAGAAGAGGTAAAGCTCATCAAAAAAGAGCTGGAAGGCTCGAATGATCTCGCTGGTCGGGACATGAACTTTAATCAACAAACACCAGAACAGGACGATGGTGCAGAAGAGGAGGCACAGGATGCCGAATGAAGAAAAAGACGTAGCATTACAAGAAGAGCAAGAGACCGGAGAAACAGCAACCGAAGAAGAAACTGAAGAGCAAAATGCTTCAGAGAAAAAAGACAACGACTCGGAAGCTATTATCTCAAAACTCCGTAAAGAGAACGCCAGACGGAGGATTGAGGCAAAGGAGCTTAAGTCTCAATTAGAAGGCCTACAGGGAAAAACGAAAGAAACGCCCGATGTGAGGCAATCTGATGACCGCATTGAAATGTTACAGCGAAAGATCAACGCTCTGCAAATCAACAGCCTAGCAGAGAAAAAAGGCGTAGACTCTGAGGTTTTAGAGGCCCTAATCTCCAAACGAGGGATTGACCTTGCAGACCCAGATGCCGCCGAGCTTGTTGATGATCTCATCAAGGAAAAGGGGCTTGTCAAAAAACGACAATCCTTTGGCAATTCTGTGCAAGGAACAGAACCACCAGGACAAAAGCCAAAGACCATTGATGAGTACCTCAAGATACAAGCTGAACGACTAATGAACTAGAAAGGAGTATTACATGTCGAGAGTTACTCGTGCAGATGTATTGGCTTTACAAGATGATATACTTTTAAAGCCGATTTTTAAAGAATTAGAATCTAGTACCATTGCGCTTCCACTTATGAGGCGGGTACAAGATATTCCGTTGTACAAATCAAAAATTGCCGTTCAAGATACACTGGCTACGGCAACCTGGATTGATCCACCTGAGCAGTCAACAACTGAAGACAATGAACCTGGGTACAAAACGCAAACCAAAATTTCTTGGGAAAACAAGTACTTGGAGATTGCAGAAATTGCCGCTGTGTGTGTAATTAACGATTACACCTCTACCGACATTTCTCAGCTCTGGTCTTTAAACCAAGAGGCCATTATGAACGCTATCCGTGCAGAAATAGACAAGGCCACCTTAGTTGGAGATAAACCCAGTACCACTTGGCCAGACCCTGTTATCACAACTGCCGCCGCAAAGAGTGCTTATGGTTTTAAAGTAATCCGTGGTACGAATGCTGACTTTTTAGAAGATATTTCCTCCGCTATGGGAGCAATCGAAGACTGTGGCTATATGCCATCAGACGCCATTGTTCTCCCTGCTATGAGACAACATCTTCGTGATCTTCGAGACTCTAACGGTCAACCACTTGTTATTGGTGCCACCGGTAACGGAACTCCACAGGTGTATGGTATGAATCTTCATTACTGTAGAAATGGTTCATTCTCTGCCGCTGACGCAGAAATGATTATCGGAGACTTTTCCCAAGCTATTTATGCATTCCGTAACAAGATGACCGTTCGTATGTTTGATACCGGTACCGTCGAAGATTCAGTTGGGACAACAAAGACCAACCTCTTAATGCAAGATGCTATGGCATTGCGTGTTACGTTTGAAATGGCTTGGCAGATTCCAAATCCTATCAACCGAGTTCAAGAAACCGCAGCAGAGCGTTATCCCTTCTCAATTATCACCGCATCGTAATAGGAGGTCAAAATGGCTAGATACCCAAGATCGGACAAAGACAACCTGTTTGTACCGGTGGGAGCAGCAGATTACACGGTTTTACCCTCAAAAGATGTTGCTCAATATGAGATTGCTCCCCTCGCAGATGGTGCAGAGGCATTTTTAGAAGAAACCGCTCTCACTGCAGAAGTTCAAACAATTACCGCATTTGACGGAGAAGTCGATGTACCTCGGCAGATACTAATTACGACCGACAATGATTCTATGGCTGGAGATATTGTATTGACCGGTACTGACTTCAACGGAGACACACTCACAGAAACCGTATCTATGGTTGAAGATGGTGGACTAACCGAGTATCTGGCAACGAAAATGTTCGCCAGCATCACACAGGTTGTATTGCCAATCCAAACTGCACCAGGCGACACAGTTGCCATCGGTAGCACAGATGTTGTTGGTTTTCCCTTTATTTATTCAGAGAACACCGTATTCCTTGTGACACACGACGGAACAATAGATTCAACGTACACCATGGCTGCTAATGCAGACAAAAACAAGTGTACCTTTGAGCCTACATCGGCGCTGGACGGGAATACTATTAACGTTTACTTTTTAGCATAGGAGGCCACATATGCCGCAATTAGTTGTAATCGACAAGAACACCAGGTGGATTTCCCCCTCTGGTGGTATTCGCTTAACAAAGGGGAAACGTCTTCCCGTTGACGAAGATACTGCCGCCAGGTGGATGAACAGGGGAATCGCTCACATCTACGACCAAAGCACAGACGGAGCCGCAGACCTCACAACCGACGACCCTGGTTATGCAAAGCGTGTGAGTAGGATGAAAAGACCCGATTTAATGCGAGAGTGCAAAAATCTCGGAGTTAAATTTAATCCCACTGACACAAATGATGTTTTAATTGAACGAATTCTCAACGAAAGGAGGTAATAACACATGGCAGAAGCCAAACTTGATGTAGTTGAAGTTGAGGGGAATACCCCTCTTGATATGGAGGCTAATTTAACGGCAGCAAACGCAGACGGCAACTATTGGTTGCTAAAGGGCACAAATGCTCTTATTATTAAAAACGCCTCCGGTGCAACCATTACTGCTACTTTGAAAATGGTTGGCGAGTCAAACACAGGGCAGGTAGATGATGTAGAGGTGGAAGTCCCCACTCTAAACACGTACATTTGCAACCCGTCTGATCATTGGAGATTTGCAGATACCGTTGGTTCGTATTTTCACGTCGAATATGATGACGTAACGACCCTTACCGTAGGGCTTTTCAGGTTGTCTTACGCATCCCGATAGAAAGGAGATAACACATGGCAGAAGTTAAGTTAGATGTAGTAGAGCTAGAAGCTAATATCCCGCTGGAGGCAGACGATCAGTTAGAGGCGGTTGCCGAAGATGGTAATTATTGGCTTTTAAAGGGTACGAACATTTTGTTTGTCAACAACGGTTCTGACTCCCCCATTACCGTAACAATGAAGATGGTTGGAGAATCCAACACCGGTGAAGTGGATGATGTTGCACAAGACGTTCCTGCTGGGGAATTATGGATGTTTAATCCTTCTGATCACTGGAGGTTTGCAGACACCGTGGGATCATATCTGCACGTTACCTACTCTTCGCACACTACCGTTACCGCAGCTATGATTAGAATTGGACATGCTTCACACTAATGGCACCCCCAGTATATATTACAAGCTCAGAATATAATACCTATACCGGACGATCAGCGGCCGAGGCAGCAACACACAGGATTGCTGTAGCCTCTAGAATGCTGGATGCTCGTGTTGTTAATGAGAAAATGTTGGACGAGGACGAAATGGACTTACTAACAGAAGAACAACAATATGCAGTAAAATATTGGGTTTCTTGTATGGTGGCATTTCTTTATGACAACAAAGATCGACAACCAGACAAAACCTATGTTCGATTGGGTAGATTTGAGCAACGTAATAACACGGGTAGTACGACCTTGTTTGGAGGCTTAGCCTTCGCAGACAAGCTTCTTCAGCAAGCTGGACTGTGTGGGAATGTGAGGGCACGTCTATAATGTTTAATCTTTTAATGAACGATACCTGTCAAATTTACGAAACAACAACGGACTACAATGGACAACGTGTTACAGAGGCAACCCCAACAGAAATTAGAGCTGCTTTTGACTACGACCATCGGACATATCCAAAGTATAACACAGAACAGGAAGTTTATGATGTTACCATCTATCTTCCTCCTGAGGCAGATTTGGACATGAACACAGTAAACCGTTATCAGTTTCAAAGAAAAGGAGATAGCCGTTTGCTTCAGGATTACGAAATAGAGGCAACACGAGACCACATGACCGGGGCTATCCACCACTATGAGGTGGTTTGTAAATGATAAGCACAATAAGAACTGGAGCTGCAAAGCAAAGATTTATCGAATGTACCAAAAGGTGCGTTGGCAAAGCTGGCTCTGAAATACTTTCATATGCGAATGTACACCTTACACCAATTAGAACGGGCAGGCTTCAAAACACGGCCTGGGTTGAAACCAAGGGAAAACAAGCGGACAGTGTGTCGGTTTTAATCTCTTACGGTAAGGCCCAAGGACTCCGTGGTTTGAACCCTTATGCAGGAGCAATCCGTACGGCAGAGCCAGTTTCTGCTGGTGGTGATTTAATCTCTAGACAAAAAAGTTCATATGGAGGTTTAACCTATGCTTTAGATGTTCACGAAACAGACCTCAATTATCGTTTTGGTAGACAATGGCACTATCTATCAGATGCAGTATCTTTAATCGGAGAAATGGCATTTCTGATAGGAGTACAGGATGGTTTTAGATGATATGTGACCACGTTGGATGGTTTTTACAATACAAAGGATACGGGACAATGGGGACAGACATTCACGTTGGCTATCAACCACAAACAGCCGTAGATAATGCTACGTCTTGGATGACGATGAGCGGTGACGGTCTTCCCTGTATATACTCGGATGCATATAACCATGATCACGAATACGTTGAAGTATTTGTTCGTGGCATTGGAACAGTTGTAAAACCTTTGCTTGTAGAAGTGAGAGACCTCCTTTTGGGGAATACATCTTCTCAGCTTCATCCTTCAACACCGGCTCTCACATATCCAATCCCCTGTCCCATCATCTACTCAATACGACCACATGGCCCTCCTAGAGAAGAATATCGAGACAATAAAAATAGAGCTACGTATGCATTCCGCATACGTATTGAATATAGGCTTTTGTCTTCCATAAGAGAAGACTATTAGCTAGAAAGGATAGCACATGGCTTTAGTACCATTAAAATTCGCTCGCTCTCAATTGTATGTAAACGGAGTTTTGCTGGCAAAAGTTACATCTCTTGCCCATAACGTTAACAACAGCACCGCTGAAACCACAGCAGCAGAAGACACCATATCTGGTTCTGATGTACTTTCCGAACAGCAAACCGTTACAAAAACCTCGAATGAGCTCACAATGGAGTTCATTGCGATGTATGATGATACGTCAAACGAAGAGGATGACGGACAGGCTGAATTGTTCCGAAAAGCAATTCGTGGTGAAGAAAACGTTGTCATTGAACGATGGCAACAGAACGGAAAAGGCTATCAGTATCGAGGCATTTTCACCTCTTGTTCCAAATCGTCTTCAGTTGGAGATGGTATTTACAAGTATTCTGCTAACTACCACGCCAACGACGAACCTACAACTCTTTCCCATTAGATAAAGGAGACTTAATATGAGTAACGAATCGTTAGAGCAAAGAAACCGTAAGGTCGATGCCAAACTAGAAATGGCTGCGGCAAAAATGGCGAAAGACGCTGAACAGCGATTAGCTTACGACTTTGATAAAGCATTAGAAGAATACCAAGAGGAGGTGGGGTTTGTATATGTCCGCATATGCGATGAGGATGTTAAAATTGCAAAGAACCCACCTCTTCGAGTGCTCAACGCTGTTCTCCAGCTCACAAGAGACCAGGGAGCTACAGACCAAGTCACTCGTTATACTAAATTCTTAACTAAGATTTTAAACGACCGGCTTACACAAAAAATCCTTCAATCGGAAGCCTCTTTTGAGTTTATTGTCGAGCGTCTTGTCCCTCAGCTTTTTAAAATTTGGGGAATGGACGGCGTCCAAAAAGAAGAATCCGAATCGGGGGAGCGGAAGGTCTCTGGCTCTTAATATATGGCTGGGGATATTTGGAGGCAGACTTTATGAGATTTTATAAGTTAGACATGGGCATTCTTGTACGAGAAAATACAATGTCATTACGCATGTTTCAAAACCTCATCAAGGGTCTTCCTGCAGAATCCGCATACGCTCGATTCATTGGCAATCGAGAGAATTACCAGGATGGTTTAATTAACAAATGATAGATGTACAAGTAGGAGCCGTATCTGCTGAGATAAAAGCTAATATAAAGCCGCTTTTAACATCAATTGACCAAATTGAGCAAAAGTGTGTTGCTTCTGTTAAGCGCATTGAATCTGAATACGGCTCGGTATTTAAAAAGGTTGAGTCAATTATCCAGCAATCAGAAAGCAGGGTAGAATCAACAACCAAGGCACACGTATCCCGTATGAATACATACGTGGAAGGGTTTGCTACTAAATATCGTGCAGCTATGCAGACTATGGGCACTACGGCAAAGTCTAGTGCAGATAAAGCATCCAAAGAATTTCAAGAAGTTGCCAGAGACCTAAACGCAACAGCTACGGCTGCAAAAAAAGCAAAAGCAGCAGTAAAAGAAGTTGGAACAGCAGCTGGAGGATCATCTCGTAGTAGCGGTGTACGAGTTGGAACAGAGGGCGTTAAGCCAGATACTGCTCCGTTATATAAAGAGATGTGGACACTCCCATATCGAATGGAGCATATTGGTCGAGCCATGTATTTCTCCATGTCAAGACCAATCCAATATGCACTAGGTGAATTGAAGTCTGTTGTAGTTGAATTTGAAGACTCCTTACTTTCCGTACAGGCCATTTTAGGCAAAACGGGGAAAGAGTTTAAGAAGTTTGAGCAACTAGCGGTAAATATTGCCAAAAACAGCTACGGGAAAATAGCTGAAGCAGCAGGCGTTATGGAGGTGTTGGCCAAGGCTGGTATGGACGATTCCTCCATTCTAACAATGACCGAATCTCTTGTCAACCTTAGTATTGCCATGGACATGAATGCAAACCAAGCCAGCTCTATGTCAATACAGATTGCAAATGCATTTAACGCTCCTGCGTCTGCGATTGAACAATACACCAACATTATGGCTAAGGGCGTAAACTCTGCAAACATGCAGCTCGACGATCTCTTATCGGGGATGTCATACGTGGCTCCCGTTGCCTCATTGGCAGGGACAAGCATTGAGGAATTAACTGCAATTTTTGGTGTTTTAGCAAACTCTGGCATTAAAGGGTCAAAGGCTGGAACCACGCTGCGGAATATGTTCACACGGCTACTAAACCCAACCTCTAGTATGAAAAGGGTACTGGATGAATATGATATTAGTTTAAGAAATTCATCTGGTAGCATGAAGTCGCTGGTCGAGATAATTCGAGAATTTGAGGTAAAGGGGGTAAGTTTACAAAGCATAATGGGCTCATTTGCACAACGTGCAGGCCCTGGCATGTCTAAGTTAATAGGAGAAGGGGCAGACTCCATTGAAGCTCTCAAGGAAACAGTTGGGGACGCAGGTGGATATATCGATGAGCTAGTTAATGTCAAAATGTCTGGGCTAACAGGTAGTATGCGTAAAATTGCGGGGGCAAAAGAGCGCATTGGCAAGGCCTTGTTTGAAAAGGTCTTTGAAGAACAATTAGCAAGCGTTGCCAAGTTATTAGAAAAAGTTGCAAACGGTATCGAGAACATGGACGAGAGAGTCGTAAAGGCAATCGGATATACCGTTGAACTTGGGGCTGCCCTCGGTGGACTTGCTATGGCAGCGGGCATTTCGGCTCGTGCTTTTAAATTACTAAAATCTCTTGTCGCAACAGCGACAACCTTCTTCTCGGCGACGGCGGGGGGTGCAACTGCAGCAACGGCCGCTACAACAAAAACAACAGCCTCTACCGTAGCGCTTGGCGCAAAAATGTCCAAGACAATTAGTATTATGTCGAAGCTTAGCTCATCCGCAAAAGGGCTTGCTCTGGCATTTTCTGGTACTGTTGGAGCATTTGCAGCTGGTGCTACCACACTAGCCGGATTCATCGCATTTCTTTATCGATACGACACGGTATCTAAGGAGAGAATGGATAACATTGCCGCATCTGCTAAAGACATGAGCCAGAAAATGAGTGACGGCTTTGCTGGTTTTGCCAAAAACGCAACCACATCCACAAAAGAGTGGTGGCAGGCATTTGGGGTTATTACCAAGAGGGCACTAGCCGATGCAGACGAAAACATTCAGGACTGGTGGAATGAAAGAAGAGGGGGCATTGACAAGCAAAAGGATTACGAAAGTAAAATGCTTGACGAAACAGAAGCCCAGCTTACCGAGTACTACGAAGCGGCCAAAAAAATTGCATCCGATGCCATAGACAATATAAAGGAAAAATACCCAGAGCTAACGACTAAATCTGCCGAAGCGTGGAGTATAATGTCTGGGCATGTCTCACAATTCGCAAGCGATGCGTGGGCGTCTATATCTGACTTGTGGGTAAAAACAAGCGCCTTTTTTGATTCTTTGTGGGCAAAAATTTCCCTCACCAACACAAGACAGCTTCTGCAAGACGCAAAGGCCGGTGCAGATATTTTTAATAAACTACGAGAACGGAATGAGGGGACAGACGTTCCACTTTATGCGCTGAAGAGACCAAGCGGCTCTTTGTTCGATACAATGAAGGGCAACATGGGCTATCCTGTTCCGAAAGGCATAGAGGCATTTGATAAGTATGCCGAAGAAACTAAAAGACTAATTGATGATACTTTCCCATACCTGGGGATGACCGAGTTAGAAAAAGACTTAGAAAAACTAGACGAGGCTTACGCTGAACACTATGCGCAAATTAAACAATATGCAGGTATGGATCAAGAATTTAGACTAAAACAACTAGATGAGTGGAAGCAAGAAGAGCTTGCCGCCATCTATGAACGTGGACAGGCAGTAGGCAGTGGCAACGCTGGTGTTGAGAAGTCAATCTCTAGAATGTATGATGAAATTTACGAGATGACCCATACAGACACCGAGGTTAAGCGACGGGAAATAGGAAAACAAGCTGCTGACTACTATGCAGCTACAAAAGATATAATTGGCGTAGAAACGTGGAAGTTCCACAAGATAAAAGAGCTCAACGAAGAAAACGCCAAAAAGATGATGGAGTCAACAGCAAAAGCTGTTACGCAAACCATAGACTTCTTTATTGAGGCATCTAAAAATAGAATTGACACCTATTATGGCAACCTCATTAAATATATAGAGGAAATGCAAGAACAAAGTGAAGAATGGTACGATAGCGCAACAAAGGCAGAAGAAGAGCTTCATGAAAAAACCATGGACAACATTCAAGAGCATTATAATGGTATTATTGATCAAATTGATGCTGCTCGTGAATTTCGTCAAGAACAAGAGGAAATGGAAAATGCATGGCAGTCTATTCGTGATGCAGCAGAAGACGTTAGTGACCTAATCAATCAAAAAAATCAAAACCAATATAACGTTGCAATGGAAAAAGCCAAAGAGCTTTTCCTTTACAACGAGGCGGTTAAAGAATCTCTCAATAAACAAAACGAGCAAATACTTGAGCTGAATGCATCTGGCCAAAAAGAGCTTGACGCCCTAGACAAGAAGAGAAGATTGGCAGAAGAGAATTATCAAATTGCCAAAAAAGAATATGAGCTAAAGAAAACAGAAGAGTCCCTTAGAGAAGACAAGTCACTTTCAGACGTTATGGGTGTTGAAGGTAGCGGGCAACAAGTAAAAGCCATGCTCAATGAGTTTATGTCCATCCGACATCCTAATCTACAATACGACAGAGACGATCCTATGAGCGAGGGACGCATTTATGGGGTATTACAAGAGTTTACTCAAAGATATCATCTTCCTCAAACTGGTGGCTCTCTAAGTTCTTTGTATGAGTACTTTACTGGCAAGCAAGAAGAGAAGAGGGGGGAAACTCCTGAGGAAGAACTGCAAAAAGAGATGGAAGAAATTGCACAAGAGGAGAAAGATGCCCTTCAAACATTTGAGGAGAAAAAACAAGAGATTCTCTCAGAAACACAAGAGACTCTTACCTCATTAAAAGATGACATTAACAAGCGTCTTCAAGACGCCGATACCAATGCTGCAATTCGAGATGCAGACATTAGCAATGAGATAGCAACTGCAAATACAGAATTAGATGAAGCAAACGAACAGCTAAAGAAGATAATACTAGAAAAAACAATCGATGACCACCTCACATTTGTTCGGGGACAGCTCGCCACCGCAGAAGAACAAGAAAAAGCAAGAAACCAATTGCGCCAACAAGCTCTTGATGATATGAACAAAAACACCAAGCAGATTGCAGATAACACACTTATGGCGCTAGGTGCTGGCAAAGAAGTAGACGAGCGTGCAATCGAAGACAATGCAATCAACGCATTCTTACAACTTGATCCTTCCGAGGTAGAGGACTTTTTAGACCAATGGCTTCCAACGTGGAAGACCTATGGACAAACAGCTGGAGAACAGCTTATCCAGGGTATGACGAATGCAATAGACGATGACGGTGCGTTAATGACGGCTATTGACAATCTGACCAATCGCATTATCAACAAAATCAAAGAAAACTTTGATATTCACTCGCCTTCTAAGAAAACAGAAGAGATTACAAAGAACCTACTTGCTGGTCACACGAAACCGCTTCGAGTTGGCAGTGCCGATGCTGAAAGAACAATAGACCAGTTTGCCCTCTATGCAAACAGGATGTCTGACGCTATAGCAAACAATATAGATAATAGCCCTACACAAAAAAGCATTACAGAGCTATTTAACAGTGCACCGTTAACGGCGAATAGAATGATGGGCGGGTTGGTTCAGCAACCCAGCGTTAAGGAAACGACTGCTCAATCAATCTATAACCAACAGCGAGATATGCAGTATAAAATTTATGTCAATACATCGGACAACATGGCCGTCAATGATATAGAGCGCATGATGCGCAAGACAAGGTTGAGTGCAATATGATCTCAATAAAATATACGTCTCCGCTAGATACCGAAATGTCTTTCTCTGGTGCTCAAAAATATGTTTCCACAAACAATCTTTTTGGGTTTGCCAATAATGTTATTCTCTCACAATCTCCTGGTTCTTCTTTTGGAACATTGCGAGAAATATATCAACGACCCCAACAGTTTACCGTAGAACTAGTATTAACCGGAACTGGTTCTGAGATTGCAAATACCCGAAGCAATTTGGGGGCTGTTTTAGCAGAGAAAGATGGTTCTACTGAAGGATATATCACCATAACTACAGAAAACGCCAAAAAGAGGCTATATTGCAGCGTGCTAGATTATTACCCATCTCATTCATTAGGGGAAGGGAAAAAATACCAGAAAGTCGTTATCGAGTTTATTGCATCTTGTGGGTTTTTCGTATCCGATGATGGGGAAGTTAGCTCTGGGGCATTAGCCGTATCTTCCAATGGATATACACTACCAGGCACCCTACCAATGAGCACTATACAATATGGGGGCGTATATTCAATCACAAACGATGGCGACGTTGCTTGCCCTATGAAGATTTATATTCATGGTCAAACATATCCTCCAAAGGTTGTTACCGTAAAAACCTTCGCATGTAAAGAATGGATTTATACCACAGAGGACTTGTTCGTAAACACAGACCCACAAGACCTCGACGTTGTAATAACCAAACTGGGGGTTACAGACGTTAATGGATTCTATAAGACAATGCCAAATACTCAATATCCACTCCTTCCTCCTGGTACATCCGACGTGGAGGTCTGGTTAGAAAAGATCGATACAAACACTACACTAGAATTGAGGTGGACTCCCTATTATGCCAGCATATGATGAATATCCAATATCTGTTTATAGAGAAGGAATGATTAAGATTGACGACTTTGTGACCTATAATCAGATTCGTATTCAGCATAGCTGTTTTGGATTTCGCACAATTGAAATCGACCTACAGGCAAATGTGGATGGGGCAGACAATCTTGTCCCGCCAAACTATATAGCGGTAACAACCCCTACTGGCACATGGGGAGGCGTTATATACTCAACAAACTATGTAGACTCCATAAGGGGTGGAGCACGCACAAAGACCCTTTCGGTGCTTGCCTGTTCTCCTGTCGGGTTTTTCAAGAAAAGATATGTCAAAGATCACAATCAGCCAGGAGACGTGGAGACGCAGTATTACAAAATATCTGGTACACAAGAGTTTGTGATTAAACATTTCGTCAACCTCTGTATGTCGGGAGACCGCAAATTCCCCGACTTTGTTGTGGCAAAGAATCTTAACAGGGGAGATGATGTTGAATATATTACCCAATTTGAAAGCCTTTATCAGATCGTTGATACGATCATAAACCAGAGCAACGATCTATTCTATGATGTTGATTTTGATGAGACCGATGGGTTTACGTTTGATTTAAAACTTGGCAACGATTTATCCGATACTATTTACTTGGCATCCGAGCAAGGAATTTTTTCTGAGTTTATAAGAAATATAAACTTCCTAGAGGGTACGAATCATCCTATGGTTTTAACAGACTATTACAGCGCATTTGGGCAGAAGGGCACACGACTTCTAGAAAAGACGTCAACTGCAACGGGTTACAATCTATTAGAAACCGTTCTTGGTGTTAATATTCGATATAACCACGCAGAGACGCTGGGAGCAGCACTTGGACAAGCAGTGCCGTATATTGATGCATATAACAGAGAAAATCCTGCTACGGCATATGATAGTGTTGTCAATACAGATCGACAAAAATATATCTTCAACCAAGACTTTTATCTTGGTGATACAATTGGAATTTATTATGATGCAGAGGATATTAGTGTGAATACAACCGCCGTTGTTGCGGGAGCAACAGAGGTGGTGTCAAATGGAAGTGTATATACGATAGGCTACCAGTGGGAACAAATTCCAAAGGGTCTTTCGTTTGAAAATATGAAAAAACAGATTGAAAGGAGCATGCGCTAATGCCAACAACAGTACAAGAATATGGAATGTTAAACTCTGGGGCTTGGGGTGACAGAATTGTATCTCAAACCTTTTGGATGAACCTTTTAAATAACATGTTACAAAACGGAGTTGTCGTAGAAGACGGGACAGAGGCGCAATTGAGTGCCACTACTCCCGCTGGGATGTCTTGTAAAATCTCAAACTTTGATGCAGCAATCGAAGGCGTTTTCTACACATATGAAGAGGACGAAATTGAGCTTACATTTGATGCCCCCGATGCTCAGCCAAGATACGATCTAATTGTTCTAAAGCTAGATCGACTTGTAGATCACGATGTGGAGGTTTATGTCCTCAAAGGAACCCCAGCGGCAGCTCCTGAATATCCAGCATTGACCAGAACAGACGATGGAATCTATGAGCTTGCACTCTGGGCAATTCCTGTTGATCCAGGCGATGTTGTTCTTGATATAGGGAATGCCATTTCTCTTATTGAAGACACAGACTATTGTGGACTATTCGACCTCAACTATAGAGCCGTTGCAGGCGGAACGCTAATCCCCTACGCGACCGACTATACGTACTATGATCCCGCATACTACAACATGGATACTCCTGGTGCAGCAAGTTGGGCTGATTGTCCAAAGTGGTTGTGTAAAGATGACGACTATATTGTTGGAGTGGCCCATGGAATCTATCTTTTTGTTCACGATAGAGCAGCAGATACAACTGTTTACAAAAACCCAACCCATGCGACATATACTCTTTCGCTGCAGTCAACGAGCATAAACAGGCCAATTATCGTAGACGGAAAAGTGTTCATCCCCAATGGGAAAATCAACCTAGATGCAACATATAAGAGGCTTTTAATCTACGATATTGCAGGAGACACAATAACCTACAGTGCCCAAATCCCAACTACAAATACGAGTCCTTTCTCACTAAACGTACGAATGGTAGAGTATGATGGAGATATTTACGCCATTGGGAACAAAACGCCATCTTATGATGGATATATATATAAATACGACATAGCAGCAGATACGTGGACTTTGGTTGACACGCTCACAATGGCATACGTCAACGACACTTGGGGTGGGACAACGAATTACTACACCTTTGTTGCGGCCGCCGACCAAACTACTGGCTTAATTTATCTATACGCATATTCAGGCGCGTGGTTCAGTACATATACGTTTGCTATTTCAACAAAAACACTAACTAGACACGTAGGTCGAGTATGCTCTCCCATTAACAACTTGGGCGATTATCTTAATCCCGGAACAAATCCGTCTGTATATTATCAAGATGGCATAATGTATATAACCTGTGGCAGTAAAGGATTTTATGGGTATTCTTCTGACACCAACACTTGGACACCAACCCTCAGTTCAACATATGGAGTTGGTGCAATTAACATCCTAACTGGGCATCAATCTGCGGGCCCAATTTATTCCCTTGCTAACAATAGCGCATTGGGATATGACCGCATATTTTTGGACAGTTCAGACATTCTTGGGTTAAGCTATCTCACAAATTACCCCACCACAGGTTATCAAAACAAAATGGTCTACTTCAATCCAATGCCAATCCTTGGTAGCTCTGATCGGACACTATTGTGTCAACTGCAAAGGTCCTCAACGAACATAACTTTCAAGAACTTTACCACAGGCCAAGGGTATCTCGGTGGAAGAGATGCTGTCCCTATAAAAGCATCCGACCAATATGGATGCACCGTGTATGACAAAACGCTTGCAGAGATAAGCACGTGGGACGACGTTATCACGTTTAATCTAGAAGTAATAGGAGCAAACTAATGAAAATTGAATTAACTACTTCAAGCACCGGAGAGACCATGTATGCCATTATCCAACGTGCATACGATGGGTATTGGTACAACACCGTAGACTCCGGCTTTGATCCATCAGATACAACCATAGATGGTTCATTTGACCCCTATTTTGACCTACTAGAGGCCGAATCCTATAAGTATTCCAACACACTCGACCTCCCCAACGGTCAATATGTTGTGTTCCTATATGAATACAGAGGAAGCGGGGACAAAGACCATACCCTAGACACCGAAATCCCTGTTAAAAATCCACTTATGGATGCACTTTACATTGCAGATGAGGTTACATCTGGTGATCCAGCAACCCTCGTCTATGGCCCATTTACCGACGAAAGACTCGAAGACGTAGAAACAGAGCTGCCAGACAAACTAGAAAGCTCAGACGTAGATGGAGCCTCTATTGGACAATTTATTACAAACTGCGCATCCGTACAAGTCCCCGACGGCATAATAACAGACTATACCTTTACGGGAGCAACCGGCATTATCGCTGGAAGCGAGCTGGTTACGATAGACGGCGTTCAAAAGATTAGAGGCACTAGTTACACCATTAGCGGAGATACGGTAACATTTTTACCAGGACACGAACCTCAAGTGGGAGAGGTTGTTATTATGAATTGTTGCATCGAAGCTACGTGGGCATAAGGAGGCATACATGTCAGTAAACTTGAGAATTAAAACCAGACAGACCGGACTTACCGTATATGGGTTTATCCGAAGGGTAAACGATGGATACATATACAGCACGGTTGAAGGAGATTTTGTCTCTCCAGTGGCACTGGATGTCGCTGATTACATTTTAGACTTTACAGAAGACGCTATTAGTAAAAAATCATACGTATATACAAACTCCGATGACTGGGTCATTGGACGCTATATCCTAGAGGCATATTTCCAAGCAGGAGGATCGCCAAACCCAGCATTAGACAATATTGTTTGCCCGTATGGCAAATTTAATATCCAAAACCGAGGCGTTTATACGGGGTATATTCAAGCCCCAGACAGCCACGACGATCTGGGTAACCTATTGAATGAATTTGTAACAGCCCCTCTTGCAGAACGGTTAAATACCACAGTTGGGACACTTGTTGGATCAACGGCTACAGATGGCTCTACAACTACACTAGAAGACACAACTCACTCGTGGGCAGTAGATAGCTTGATAGACGCCTGGATCATCATCACATGTGCAGCAAGTGGGATAAGTTACCCTCGTAAAATTACAAGCAATACAGCCGACGAATACACTTTCTCGCTATTACCAGAATCTGTTGTGGTAGGAGATGAATACGTTATTCTCTCTACTATTGCGGCATACGACCTTGTAAGGGTTGGAGGCACTACACAAACCGGAGCAGACCTAACTCCATACGTACTAGGTTCTCTCCAATCCTCCACAACCCATGTAGCAGATGACGTTACCGTTTTAGCAGACACGCAGGGTTCTTATGTATTACCATCTAATACCAAAATGATCCAACTCACCATGATTGACGGCTCAGACGCAGATGAATATATTACTTCGTTCACAACTGGAAACGTAGCACCCAGGGGCACAGAAGGTGATCAACATTATGGTGGTCACAAAACCTGTATGTTTGGATTAAACATTACGGGCAAAACGCTTTACTTCGCAACCTCCAAGGTAGGAGGCGCAACATTCCACATTGAGGTTTGGTCATGAGCGGGGTTTTAGACGTTAAAATTAGAGATCTGTTTGGGTATGTTGCTGGGACAGATACGATCAAAAGCATCTTTAATCGAATCAACATTAGTGAGTCCACTGCAAAATTTGAATTAAAACCAGATGGCTCAAACACAAAAACAACAATGAATCCCAATGCAGCGGATGGTACTACTGCATATATACTTGATACAGAAAATGAACAAACAAGTGGAAATCTGTTTAACCTATTAAATGACGGTGCAAGCAAATTCTCCATTGACTACACAGGTGGAATAACAGCAGCATCTTTAACATCTCCTCAACTATATGTAGATTACATCGACAACACTTCAAATGATCACGGAGTACGATTAACATTCGCAACATCAGGCTTAACACTTTCTCACGATCAGGCAACAGGAAAACCTTTAGTTGTGAATCAAGTAGATGCTACGAATACAGATGGTGTGTTTGAATTACAGGTTAATAGTGTTGCAAAAACAACAATGAATCCTAATGCAGGAGCTACAGATACGCCTTACGTGTTAGATACAGAAATTACTCACACTGGTGGGAACTTGTTTGATGTGAAAAATAACGGGAAAATTTATTTCAATGTCCGTAAAGATGGAGTAACGGACATTAAGAACGATATAAACCTTTACGAAAACGCAGATGACACAGACGCTATGGCTCTCGAACTACGGAAATCTCGTGGGACATATGATA